AGAGACGGGTATTTGACGAACGAAGAACGGAGAGATTGGCAAGCCGAGATAGAAAAGTTGAAATACAAAGAAGCACAGCAAGCCACGAACACCTATCAAGATGTAATTAATTCCATGATGTTTCCGGATTATGATCCGAACATAATGAGCAAAGGCCGCGCTTCTGAAATCGCCGCATATGTTTCCCCCTCCGAACTAAGAGAATACGGAGAAATAAGAGGTTGGACAGAGGCGGACGTCAAGAAGGCAAGAGAAGATTTGCGATTTTATGCGTTTGAGAATAACGACAACGCTTTTGCCATAGAAAAAGCCGAAGATCTAAGGCGTCAATTGGCGAATTGGGAAAATTATCAAAAGGACAAGGCAAGAATTGACGCGGCATTTAATAATAACGATATTTCAAAACAAAAGGCAATCAATACAATTCCGAGATATGTATCAACTAACCCATCGAACGCGGGAATTCTAAATAATCCGCTATACAATCAATATCCAATTTTAGATAATGATAATTCCAATTTCGACCGCGCCATAAAATATGGAAATATTAATTTGCTGTATTCAGGACATGGCGCATATAGCGCCGCGGTAAATCCGAACTCAATTTCTTTAAGCGAACCGCAAAGAGAATTCGAAGCGAAACCTATAGAAATTTCTCCCGATTCCTGGAATACACTCTCTCCTATGCTTGATAAAGCCATGGATCGAATCGGTTACAAGCAATTCGGCGACCTCAACTTTACCTACGCCCCCGTAATCAATACCCAAAACCCAGACCTACAAAACATCTTGCAAAACGACGCCGCCATCAAACGCGACGAATTTTCCAGAATGTACAACAACATGATGAGCGAACGTCAGCGGATGGGCCAAGGCAGATAATCAAAGGAGGCGAAAATGGAACTATCCATCAATTATAACAGCTCGGCCACAAAGAATTATAAATTCTACCCCGAAGACGAAATCGAAGAAATCGCCCAAAACGTGGAAAATATCCTTGCAAGATTCAAGGGAAATATTCCCCTTGCCCGCGAAAAAGGAATCGGCGACATTATTGACATGCCGCAAATGGAAGCCATGATGTACGCGCAAATGTATATCATACAGGAATTGGAAAGGGAAGAACCCCGATTTCGATTCAAGGAAATGAACTTTGAAAAATCCAGATTCACGGCGGGAGAAATCACCATCGATATCGTAGGAGAAATCGGGGAAATCCCGACGATATAAAAAAGGAGGAACCCATGATCTATTGGGCGCAGGTATCGGCCATTTCCGACGACAAAAGAATGGTCAAGGCGGTATCCATCGGAATCGATCCGGAAATATCATCCGATTGGCTTCAAATGCCATGGAAGTGCAACGGAATCATCGATTACGAACTGCCGCAGATCAAACAAAAAGGGATCGTCATCGAAGTGGATAACGGAAACAGCGGAATCTTTATTCCTTCGGGGATGAGCCAGGAAGAAAGCGNNACGCCCGCCATGGGAGAGGGAATCTTTATCAAAAAATTTGCGGACGGAACACAGATAAAAAACGCAGGCGGAACCCTGGAAATAACGGGGTCATCCCTTGTCATTACCGCAAATATACAAGTAAACGGCACAATTACCTCCACCGGCGATCAAGTGGCCGGATCCATCAGTCAACAGACCCACGTCCACAATGGGGTCACGCCCGGCGGAGGCACAACGGGGGGGCCGGTATAAATGAAAACCTATAAAACCATCCTCGGCGATACCTGGGACGCGATCTCTTACAAGCTTTTTCAAAGCAATGTATACGCCGATAAATTACAGAAATGGAATCCGCAATATACTGATGTCGGAATCTTCGGCGCGAACAATCCGATTCTATACGAAGACATAGAACCTACAGATTACGCTTCTATAGCGCCGTGGCGGAGGTGACCTATGGCAAAAATCAGAGGGGCTTTCGGGATCATCCCCTTTATAGCGTCGGCAAACTTTATGCAGACTTTTGATAAAGTACAGCATAAAGAATCCGCGAATTTTCTCGAATCAAAACCCATCGGGGATAAGCCTAAATTGGTATTTAACGGGAAAGATCTCGATACCATTACCATCAAAGTGCTGCTGATGTCTCAATTGGGCGTACGCCCGTTTATTATCAAAAAAGCGCTGGAATTGTATTTAAAATTCGGGCTGAAAATGCCCTTGTTATTTCCCGATTACCGGGGGATGTTTGTGCTGAAAGATTTTACCGCCGACGAAAAGGCATGGGGAAAGTGGGGGATGGCAAGCACGCTCGAACTCAACCTAAACCTGAAAGAATATAATTAGGCGGGTGAACAAATGAGCGTATTATCAACTTTATTGAGCGGAATACAGGCCCGGAGGATTATCAATAAAATCGTTTGGGAAGGAAAAGACGTGACCGCCGATATCTCCAACGAAGTCATATCCATAAACTCAACGGACGGGATCAATTCTTTTGACACGGTGGATATCACCATAGATGACAGGACAGACAAATGGATCGGCGCGTGGAAACCCAAAAAAGGGGAAACCATCGTCTTTACGTATATTCTTCACGCGTGGGAATTGCTGCCGATCCCATTTACTTATAACTACGGGAAATTTTATATCGACGGCATAACCTTTAACGGGCCGCCCGCCACAATGACCGTGAAATGTATTTCTATTTCTCCGGAATCGACCTTTATGGATGAGAAAAAAAATAAAGTATGGGATAACGTGAAACTCAAAAAAGTGGCGGAGGACATTGCCAAAGCAAACAACCTCGAATTGATATGGGAATCGGACTTTGACAGAGATTATAAGAGAATCGAACAAAAACTCGAATCGGATTATAATTTCATTGTGCGTATCTGCAAAGAGCCGGGAATCAATGTAAAAGTATACAACGACAAGCTGATCCTTTTTGAGGAGGAAAAATACGAGAAAAAAGATCCTGTACTGACCATCACCAAAAAAGAAATGACGCGCTATTCTTTCACCGACGACGACAGCCATCAATACAGCAAATGCGTGATATCCTACTATGACAGCGCAAGCGGAAAAAAACTGGAAGCGAAATTCACGGCAAAAGAACGGAAGGGCGAAAAAACCACAAACAAAAGAACACTGTACATAAACGCGGAGAAATCGCCGCCCGGCGGCAATAAAACACAAAAGAATCAATACCTTCTGGAACTGGCAAAAAAGGAATTGAAAAACGCCAATAAAAAGCGGGTGAAGGGGTATTTTACGTATCTCATGAAACTAAAACAGATCGTGGTCGGCGATGTAATCCAAACGCCGTCATTTATGCAGTACGCCGGAAAGTATCTGGTGGAAACTGTAAAAACCAACTACGAAGACGGAATGCAGACAATAGACGTGCGCAAAATAGAAACGGAAGAAGAAACGGAAACGCAGGCCGACGCTGAATAAGACAGGGCAAGAAGGGAGTGATCATGGCATTATTACCAATAGACGAATTCAAATATGTAGAAACCAGCCCGGAGATCATTGAAAACCAACTGAAAGCGGATTACCTTGCGGTCACGGGATTAAGCCCGAAGCCCGGCGATCCCATTGACGATTTCATAAAATATGAAACGGCAAAAATCCAATCGGAACGGGCAAATATGGACTTTATCGGCAAAATGAACCTCGTGCGACACGCCATCAACGAATATCTGGATGAAATGGGTGTTATGGTAGGGGCCGCAAGAAATGAAGCACAGGGCGCAAAATGTACGATTCAATACGAATTTTCAACGATTTTCCCGGAACCTGTGATCGTACCGGCAGGACATAAAGTTGCGGCGGGAGATCTGTTTTTCAGCCTCGACGAGCAAGTCATCTTACCCATAGGCGAACGATATGTCGAAGGCAATGTGACCTGTATGACGCCCGGAAGCGCGGCCAATGGAATCGCCATAGGAGAAGTAAACGCCATTGTGGATGACATTCCTTTTCTGGTAGCCGTCGCAAACACGACCGTAACATCAGGCGGAACCGACGAAGAAGCCGACGAGCATTACAGGGAACGGATCATTCAAAGACCGTTTTCCTTCTCCACCGCGGGTCCTGAAAAGGCGTATGGATATTGGATCATGGACGCAAACTCAGATATCGGAGATTATTATTGTTGGGAAACGCCAAGATTTACCGTGATCGATGACCTGTGGCAGATCGTACAGGCCGGGGCCGGGGCCGGAGAGGATACCGTGAAAGCGAACCTGATGAGCTGTATAGAAGATCTGGGAAGCGTAAGAATTTGCGCCATCATGAAAGATGGAACCATAGCGACGCCGGAAGTAAAACAGCAAATCGAAAATAAATTATCTGATAATGTGCGCCCTTTTACGGATAACGTCATCATACAAAATCCGT